CGTAGCCGGCGTTCTGCATTTCGGCTTGGAAGAGCATCTTGGTCAGGCCCTGTTGAGCGTCCACAACGCCCTTGCCGACTTTCTTGCTCAGATCAGCGATGGACAGACCCAGACCTTGCGCCATGAGGGACATGGCGTTTGGCATAGCTTCACCCAACTGCTGACGCAGTTCTTCCATCGAGATCACGCCCTTACCAGCCATCTGTTGAATGGCAATAGAGGCGCGGTGCATCACGTCAGTGGTGCCGCCGAACTTCGCAATGGAGTTGGTCAGAGCTTGAAGCTTGCCGTCTGTGGGGTCCAGGCCGGCGGTCTTGAGCTTGACGAATGCGTCAGTCAGAGCCTTGACTTCGAACGGTGCGTTCTGAGCCAAGTTGAACACGAAGCGGACGTTTGCTGCGGCTTCTGCTTTGCGCTTGAGTTCGTCCGACTCCGAGCTAAGACCCTGCATCAGCTTGGTCAGGCGCTCGATCTCGCCGGATGTCTTGATCACTGCCTTTGGAAATGCAAGGAACACATCGTTGAGGTCGGCAAACGCAAAGCGCAGCAACGAGAGAGTGAAGATGGTGTCACGGAAGTTGCCACCGAGAGATTTGAAGCGGCTTTCCATCGAGCGAACAGTGTCGTTCGTCGTTTCGATGTTCCGACGCAGGTCGGACAGCAACTGACCATTTTTCGTCGTCTTGATCGAAAAGTCGTTGTCGTCCAGGGTCATTACGACCTTGATTTCACCGCCAATCATTCTCAGTCCCTTCTTCCGTTCACATCATGGCCGCAGCCAGCATCCTCAGTTCATTGAACCCCTCCTCGTCACGCACAGCATCCGGAACCACTGGTTCTTTCGCCACGTCTCCCACTTCCAGCACGAGCTTTTCGTGGAACTCCTGCAACCCTTCCGAGCTTTGCGAGTTCACTGCGACCGACACGCTACGCATATCGTTCTCAGCCTGAATGCGCCGCACGTTCTCACTCATCATCCAGAACGTCTTGATCGGCATTCTCATCACGTCCCAATAGGACATGGAGTAGAAATGACTGACTCGACAAAACAGGAAACCGAAGTCGATCTCCCGCTCTGGCAAGCCCTTTACACGTTTCCCGCAGCGTCCTCAGCTTTTTGCTCTTCGCCAGCTTTGATGATCGTGTCTGCATCCACACCGCGAATGAAAGCGGTCAGGCCGCGCAGTTGGTCAAGAGACAGGCCCATCAGCACTTCGTCGCTGATTTCAGGAATGGCTCGCTTGATCAGACCCACAGTTGCTTGAATCTGTTTTGCGTAGCTTGCTTCTTTTTCCATCTCCTCAGCGACACGGGTCGTTTCAACGAAGTCCTCAACAGACATTTCCTTGATTTTGAAAACCTGTTCTCCAATCTGAACCTCACGAGTTTCTTTGGCACTCAGTTGGTTCAGGTTAAGCATCTTGGTCATTCGTTACTCCTTTTTTTGTTGCAAATGAAAAAGCCCCGCACGAGGCGAGGCTTCATTTTACACAAAGTCTGTCAGTTGTGACAGACTTTTGTAGGCTTAATAACCGCCGACTGCGAACAGACGACCGCCATGAGCAGAGTCAGGATAGCCGTTGAACTCCACGTTGTAGATACGCTCGTTTTCCAGCTTGTAAGCAAACTGGAGCGCACCAGACGTAGCGGCCAGCGGGATGAAGAAGTCTTCAGACTTGTCATCAGCGCCCTTGCCAACTGGGTGGAGACGCAGCTCTTTAGCGATTGCCAAGAGGTCGGTGCCCACGCCGTTAGTCACGGTCACGAACTTGCTGGTGGGTTCAGAGCCGCCAGACAGAGTTGCGCCAGACAGAGTGACTTTCGAACCAGCAGTGCCAGCGCCGAGAGCGAAAGCATTGCCTTCCACGCCCTTCACGCCATTGCCGCCACCGATCAGAGCAGAGCCGTAAGTCACAGACACCACAGCGCCAGCAACGGCGTAAGTAGCGGCGGCGACAGCAGGGTCAGTCGAAGCGTTGAGAGCGGCAGCGAGGTTGGCGGCGGTGCCAGCAGCGTTTGCGCCGATGGTCACTTCGTCAGCCATAGCAGCTTGGGTCTTGAAAGTGATGGTCTTGCCGTTCACCACGATCGTGTCGTTGGTAGACGGGTTGGTAGCCACAGTGATCGAGCCAGAGGCCACAGCACCGCCGACAGTCGTCAGAGTAGCGCCAGGCATGATTGCGACCATGTTTTCGAGCGTGGTTTCAGCGAGGGGAACCTTCGCCATCACGTCACGGCCCATGATGTATTCGTTGATCGTGGTCTTACCGAACTGATCGACGTTCACTTTATGGGTGTCAGTTTTCACTTGCACTTCAACGCCGCCCTGGGTGTAGCCCAGATCAACGCCGTCGAAGAACACTTGGCAGACGCCAAGTTTCACGTTTTTTGTACTAGATGCCATTCAAAGCTCCTTTGCAAAGGGGTATTGAGTAAATCAGGCGTGACTTACTCGCGTAGCGGCGACTATATCACAAAATGATTGAAAAGTCCAGTACTACAGGACTGACTTTGCCACGGCAATCAAACGGTCCATCATCCGGTCGCTCACTTTATCCACGGCGCGCTCCAAGAAACCACCGCCGACAATCTCTTCCTGACCGTGCTGTTTCGCTTGGGATTTCTTACCCAGGCGCAGAAAACCGTATGGAGTCAGGTGTTGGTGCATCTCCCAAGCGTAGTCGGAGATGAATTTGCCTGGACGCTCGGGGATTTCCATTTCGGTGTCTACATAGACCTCGACGGTTTTTCGTGCGAATTGACCCAAAGAAGTCCGGCCGCCGGCGTTGTCTCGAACCTTTATTGCCTCTTCCAAGTTGCCGTGGTCGAGTGGAGCCATCTTAATCGCCAGCTCTTGAATGTCTTTTGCTTCCTGGCGCATCTGGTTCAAAACGCCGCGAACTGCTTTATCCCCGCTCTGTTGGAGCAGGTATTTCAGCTCATCAATGCCTTCGACCGTAATTGCCATTACATGCTGAAGCAGATGTCGAACTTCACCAGCGCCTCAATGAAGTTGCCCTCGGAGACTGGAAAAACGACTGGCAGATGATTAGGGAGCAGATGACGCACATCCATTGCGCCTACCGTGATGTTGTAACCTTTCAGCGCGGCAGTGGCATCATTTGCCAATTGCACGGCTTCCGCATGATTGTGAGAGCGGCAGATCACGGAGAATTGCGCTTTGTAATAGCCAGGCAGCTCATGGTCGATCTGGGTGCCTTGCAGCGGACTGCGCAGAAGGATGCCCTTCTTGCACTCAACAGGCATTGCGTGAATGAAGATCGACTTTGCTTTCACGCCCAAGCCGGCGCTCTGCAATTTGTCTGCGATTGGTTCAAGTTCCATTTCAGCTCCAGATCACGGCGTCCACCTCGTAGTGGTCAAGCACGCCTTGAACGTCGAAACGAGGGAACTTCGATTTGATTTTAAGCACCTGCCCCGCCACCTCGATAATGTCGTCAATGTTGGCGCAGGTTGTTTTTGTCAGAAGGAATACGGCGTCCGCATGCAGTTCACGCGCAGAGCCGCGAGATGCAGATGTATCGGCGCGAACGGCAGATTTCACGTTCACGATGTTCAGCTTCACTACGGCGCAGCGTTCGCGGACTCGGCGCGCCGGCACAGGTTGCCCATAGAGGTCAGTCTCACCACTAGCGGCGCTGATGATGCAATTGACGTTAGGCTTGAACATAGGGCTTCACCATAGCTGTGCTGTTGTAGTGGAACACAACGCGCTCCGCCCAAGCCCAAGTCATGTGCCCTTCCGTCTCACCGGAGATAGAGAACACCGTGCCGCTGTGAACATGGTCGGGGTTGTCGTAGTAGATTTGTGCCAAGTCGCCTGTCTTGGCGATGTCCTCGATCTGCTGGTGCAGCCATTGACGGTATGCGAACTCACGCGCCATCAAGCGAATGAGGTCAGGGGCTTTGAATTTGCGGCCGGCCGGCGTCTTCAGAACGAAGTCGGGCGATGCCAGCTTCTTCTGAATGAGCAACCCCAACCCGCCGTGGGCATCTTTGACGCTCTTGGTGGCGACTTGTCCGACACCCTTCATTGATGCGACAAGCTGCTGAATGTTTTGCAGCGTCGCATGGTTCAGCTCGTTACCGAACGCGACAGAAAGCTCTGTGACGCGGCCACTGTTAATCGCGGTGAGGTAGCTGGTAATCGACTGCATGGCGCTGTGCAAGAACGTCTCGCGCAGCGTGACAGCTTGCGTCTTGAAGTCGTTGATCATCATGGGAGAGACTTCGGCGCCTGGCGCAATAGCCAGCAGGTAGCGACCGGCCAGCGCAAAAAGGAATACCTCGTATTCCTTCTTGAACTGTGCGGCGAAGTCGTCGTAGATCATCCTGCGCGTCCGATTCGCTTGCTAAACGTCACGAAGTAGCTCAGATAGCCGAGTGCGCGTCGGCACACAGGCAACTGAAGTGCTTTCGTGCTTCGGAACATCTGCTTGCTCTCGCCGATAGCGTCCAGCACCAGACCAGACTGGCGCTTGTCTTCATACGGGTTGCCGCCAAGGATGTGATCGGCTTCAACCACTTGAGCTTGGCGCAATGCCTTCTTGAAGCGTTCCGGCAGCGCAGCGAACTGCGTTGGGTTCAGGATTGCCAAGTTACCGTTGAAGATGAACAAGCTGTTGCGAGCCACGTAGGACGACTGGTACTGGCCTTCCGGCACGTATTGCAGCGAGTCCTGGCCGAAGTTCACATTGGAGTTCAGCAGGTTGAAGTTAAGTTGGACGATGCGCTCACGAGCGTCGATCAGAGCCGCTACACGCTGTTCTTCCGTTGCGCCTTCCCAAGCGTCGAGGTTTGGAATGTCGAGTGCGGTCAGGTTCGCCTGCGAGTAGGTCTGAAACGAGTTCAAGCCTGTTTGCAGAGGCGCATTCGAGGTCAAGCCATACGACTTGCTCAGAATGATCGTGTTGCCTTCAACGACGCAGAAGACCTCCACGTTGCGAATTTCGCGTGTCGCGCCAGCGGCGACCGTGTTCAGCGAGGCGGGAATCTGAATGTTGGCAGCAGTGTCACCATCAGCCACAGTCAGGTCTGTTGGAGCAACAAGTTCCTGATCGGCTTGATCGGTGACGCGATACTTCGCGCTGGCGACCGTCAGCGGGTTGCCAGCGTGATCTTGAAACGGCACGTCAACTGTAACGTCCGTCGCGCTCAGATACACCGCCGCACTCATTATTCTGCTCCGATGCGGGGCGTGCCCTGCTTGGTCAGAATGGCGTCGATGATGCCGACGATAGAGGTGCCCTTAACGCTCAGAGCGTCAGCGATCTTACGAACGCCAGCGATACCTTCCTTATCAGCCACTTCGGAGAGTTCTTCGTAGGTGTAGACCTTCGCAGAAGCGTCAGCCGGCGTATCGGCCTTGTCTTCAGTCTTCTCTTCCTTAGCGCCCTCGCCTTTCGACGTTGCCTTCTTGGTCGGAGCTGTTTCGCCCTCCACAGGCATCGTCATGTTGTTGATGTCATCACCACCCACGAACGCCGGAACGTCCATGTTGTTGAGATACATTTCGCCCACGTTCGCGGCGCTACCATCTTCCCATGTCGCGCCAATGGCAGCGGAGATACGGATTGCGTCGATGGGGAGAGCGTCACCTTCACTGAGGCCGTCCTTGAACATCACCACACCCATTTGGCCGGTGTATGTCTCAAAGCCTGCTTGCGTCAATCGGAGTTTCATAGCGACTCCTTATTCAGCAGCTTCGGTCGGCTCTTGTTCGCCAGCTTGTTCTTCGGTTTGCTCTTCGGCTTTCTCTTCGGCGTCGGCGTCTTTTTCGATCTTCTCAACGTCAGCCTTCACGTCTTCACCTTCAACCACTTCGGCGACGGTGTAGAGAGCTGCCAGGGTTTCGGCTTCCAGCTTGCTCACATGACCGACAGACACGCCGTCATGGAACTCGACATTGCCGACGAAGCCAGTGAAGTTTTCGAAGCCCTCTTGGGTAATCTTGATTTGCATATTTCTTTCCTTCCAATGAAAAAGGCGGGTCTTTTGAACCCGCCTTATTCTACGTCAGTCGTGACTGATCTGCAACTTAGATGTTTGTCACACCTTGCAGACGTGCAATCGAACGAGTGGACTTGAGCGCGAGGCCGGTGTACCACTTCAGACGGATGCGAGTCGCGTCCTTGTTTTGCACAGTGCCGATGTTTTCGACAACGATGCCGGCGTCAGGGCCGCCGAACAGACCGTGCAGGCCGTCCAGTTCGTTCAGACGCAGAGCGTAGACCGAAGCTGTGTTGGCGTTGCTGCCCTTGGTTTCGTCGCCAGCCAAGAACTCGTTCATGATGACAGGGATGCCATTGTGAGTGAGCATGGGGCGGCCGAAGTTTTCGAGCTGCTGCATCACGGCGTCAGTGCCGTAAGTAGCGCGGAGCAGACCACGGAAGGCGCGGATTGTGCCGCGACGCATCACGATAACGTCAGCGCCGTTAGGCACAGCGTCACACAGTTGGTCAAGCATGCTCAGAGTCAGAGCGTTGCCGTTAGCGCCAGCGTCCACAGTCTGAGTACCGCCAGCGGCAGCAGCCAGAGTTGGCAGACCGTCGAACTGCTTGCCGTTCACGGCAGAGTTGCCGGTGGCGAGAGTTTGATGGAATGCGCGAGCAACAGCCTTGGCCTTCTTAGCGATCTGGATCGCCATCTGGTCATTGGTGTCACCCATTGTGGTTTGCAGGAACTTGTCCACGTCCACGTCACCAGCGAGGATGCGGAGTTTCGCCACGACTTCAGTGAACGTAGCGGCGCTTTCGTTCACAGGGTCGTTAGGGTCGAGCCAGTCGGCAGAACCCAGGGTGTTTTCACGGTTGTAGACGTATGCTTTACCGTTCACGCCAGTGAAGGGCAGCACGGAGAACAGGTCATCGCGTTCGATGATCTGGTCAATCACGCCAGCAACGAGTTGGTTATTACTCAGATGCTCGGCTTCAGTACGCAGAAGAGGCATTTCTTATCCTTTCAAATTGGAATCAATCACTATTCCGGCACTCAAGTCGCTCTAAGTCACCGATGAGTGAGGACTATATCCTAAAAGTCCACTTTTGTCAAGTCATCGGTGACTTACTTTCTTCAAGTCACTTTTTCAAGCAAATTTTTAGAGTTTCAGCGCCTTCAGGCCGCCGGCAATCTTCGAGATGCCGTCTTGCGGAGCGTCATTCTTTGCCGAGCCAGTAGGCTTCTTCGACTCGGACGAAGCGCCCTGCTTCATCTTGCTTTTCAGCAGGTGTTCCTTGTCGGGGTCAGCTTCAACAATCTTGCGAAGCGCGTCCTCGAAACCAACAGAGTTGCCGTACTGATCAACAATGGCGGTACGGTTCGCTGCGCCGCGAGGCTTGTCGTAACCCACAACCTGACCGTTCTCCACGTCGAAGTGATCGCCGTACACCACACGAGCTTTGCTCGGAGTGAGAGTGAGTTCTTCGGAAATGAACTTCGATTGGCTGAACTGGCTGCCGATGCTGAGTTCAGTCATCTGACCCTTCGCCGACTTCAGTTCGTTCGCAAGCGCGTCGATCTGGCTCTTGAGTGAGTTCACTTCTTTGCCATGCTCTTCGGCCATGCGACCTTTCAAACGGTCCCACTCGCCCTTCGCTTCGAGCTGCTTCTCTTCGGCGCTGCGCTGGTCATCCAGCAGCTTACGCACGGCGTTCGGGTCGATGCCATCGAATGCCTTGAGAGCTTCTTGAGCTTTGGCGAGTTCGGCGTTGGTGCGATCCAGCGCCTCTTTTTTCTTCATGTTCTCTTTGAGAAGACGTGCTTCCTCGTCAGAGGGTTTGCGACCACCGCCACCATTGCTGTTGTCGCCTTTGTTGCCGCCATCATTGGAACCACCGGCATTGCTCTGGCCGCCACCGTTGTTGCCGTCACCAGCACCACCGTCGCCACCTGCGCCGCCATCTCCACCAGCAGAGCCACCGCTACCGCCGCCACCGTCACCGCCATCGCCGTTTTGAGGAGCCATGTACTTGCGGAACACATTTCGGGTTACAAACATTTTTTTGCCTTTCAGACCGTTCGCTTGGTCGTTGAGTTACTAACGAGCCGACAAGTCGCTATGTCGGCTTTGGGTTTTAAGGAGCAGAGTTGTTCTGCCCTTGCTTGTTGTCTTTCGGGTCTTTCTTGACCGTCAGACCGCTTTTGACGTTGCCGTCCTTGTTCGATTCACCCACGGTTTGCACTGGGGGAACCAAAGACAATGGATCGACAGGCCAATCTTTGAGAGCCTTATCGAGCTTTCCTCGAACAGCCTCTCCAATTTGCGGGAACAGCTTGTCCAGCACCGACTTCATCTGCTCTTGGCGCACCTCGTCAGGAGCGTCGATGAGCATCAGGCGTGCGGCGATGTCGAACTCGTCGTACAAGCCACGGGTGTCGAAGTCGTCGGGGTAAGAGACAAGTTCCTTGTCCTGAACCTTGGACTCTTCACCGTTCCACGCTGCCACAATGGTCACGATCTTGTTCTCGACCACTTCAAGACTGTCTGCTTTCGCCGCCAACAGAGCATTCACTCGCTCGAAGTCGAAGGCTTTAGCAACGCCACTGGAGTTGTCGATACCCATCGCGTTGTCCTGCTTGGTGCGTTCACCAGCCAGGCCGACCGTGTGGTAAATCTCCGAGATGATCTTGTTGACCGTCTCGATGATCATTCGTGCCTGCTTTGGGTCAGGCGAAAGATAGAACGGCGCTGCGCCACCTTCCCCGTCATAGAGGAAGATGCGCTTCGTGCCCATCTCTGTGAGTTTGGTGTAGTTGTCCTCGCCTGGCAGCACGTTCTGAGCCGGCATTGCCAGTTGCGAGAAGGTTTGGTCTTGGATGATTGCATCCAAGTTCGACAGGTAGTTTGCCACTGCGCGGTCGAGATAGGCGATGTCGCCGATCAGCGATGGAGCGCAGTACTCCTCGTCGGAGATGATGTTGTCCGCCAGGACGACCGGAACCATGCCGAGGTTATGCTCGCCGCTGTCGATGAGCTTGATGACCTTTTTGCGGCCCTCTTTCACCTCTTGGTACAGCTTCCATTCGTTCTTCGTCCACAGACGGAAGCGTTCTTCCTCTTCACCAGACGATGTGAGTGGGTCAGCGTCGTCACGGACACACTCTTGAATCAGCGCCCATGTCAGGTCGCCAGTGTCATCGAAGGCGTAGTCCAGAAGCTGTTCTGGGCCGACGATGTAGGCGTAAGTGCGAACGCCGGACTTCTTCTCATCCGCCTTCGACACGACCAACTGACCTTGGGTTGTGTTGTCGATCACAATGCCGACGCGACCAGAGATCGAAGCCTTCTTCGAGATTTGGCGTGCCAGGTCTTTGATGCCCAACCCGTTGAGCGTTGCGCGTTTCCAAAAGCGTTTCACCGACTCGGGTGCATCGGCGTCGTTGCGCTGGATGTTTTGTTTGAACAGGTACTTGTTCAGAAGGTCCACAACCTCGCGGCTGTGGTTGAAGCGATATGCGCGAGCCAGGCGGTCGGCAAACTCAGTGTCACCTTCCTTGATGTAGCGGAAGATGTTCTCCTTGAACCACTCGCGCCCACCTTCGTAGGTTTCTTCCAGAAACTCCCAGTGATCGACGTTCTCCACATATTCGGGGTGGCGGCGTTCGATCAGAGCCTTCAGCTTCTTTTGCTCGTCAGTGGTCGGAGCCGTGCCTGCGCCTGCAAGCGGACTCTTCGGGTCAACCGACATGCTCTCGTTGGGTTTAAGTTGGAAGTTGCTCATTTGGGCGCCTATCTTATACGTCACTGGTGACTGATGTCAAGGATTAAATCGAGATGCCACCAACCTCGATCTTGCGGACTGGGAATTCCAGCTCGATGCAGTAGCCACCCGCGTCAGCCGAGTGTTCCACGCCGGCCGATTTATCGACCTCTCGGGTTCCCTTCTTGTAGATGGTTTGTTCCATCGCGTTGATGAAGTGCTTGCACTTTTCGTCAATCTTCAAGCGCACTTTGCCGTTGGCATCGCGCAGCATTCGATTCACTGCGTTGACGCGATCAGCCACCATCGGGTGCTTGCGACGGTACTTGATGCGTTTGAACCCCTTCTCTCGAAGAATGTCCATGTCGGTTTCACCACGAGCGTGCTGGCGCTGTCCGCCGGCAGGGTCAGGGTAGACGGTGATCTGCGCCTGGTGGCGCCAGTACCGCTTCTCCAGCTCCTCGCAGACCTCTTCCGTGTTTGAGCCGAATAGCACAATCTCATCCACCGCCCACAGCTCGCCACTGGGCTGCGGTTGGTAGATCACCGTGGACATCGGGTCGATGTTGAAGTCCATACCCACCCAGATGGGCAGCTTTGGATTGAACTCGTACTTGCCGATGTGGGTCTTGCGGTCGAACGGGTAGTAG